GAAGAAATTTCTAAAGGAAATAATGTAGGTTTATTTCAATTGAATTCACATGGTTTAACTGGCTTATGTAAAGAGATGGGAGTAAAAGAATTTAATGACATCGTTCTTGCAACTGCCATCTTTCGTCCAGGTGTGCTCGGAAGTGGAATGGCAGATGAATATATCAAAAGAAGGAAAAATAAAAAGGAAATAAAATATATTCATCCAAAGTTAAAAAAATATACAAAAGACACGCTTGGAATTGTTTTATATCAAGAACAAGTAATGTGGGTAATGTATGAACTTGCTGGCTTACCTTGGTCTATTTGTGATAAAGTAAGAAAAGTAATGGGTAAATCTCAAGGAGACGCAAAGTTTCAAAAATTTAAACAACAATTTATTGATGGTTGTAAAAATAATAAGACGTTATCAGAAAAAGAAGCAGATAAAGTTTGGGATACATTAGCTTCATTCTCAAAATATGGATTCAACTTAAGTCACGCCACTGCTTATTCTATGATAACTTATTATTGTGCCTATCTCAAATATTACTACCCTAAAGAATTTCTCTGCGCTTGTTTAACTTATGGTGGCGAAGATAAGAAAGCAGAATATGTCAATGAAGCAAGAAGGTTGGGTTTGGAAGTAAGCCTACCAAAAATAGATAAATCACTTGCAGATGTTTGGTATCCGAATAAAGACAGTAATATCATCTATGCGCCATTGACTGAAATAAAAGGTGTAGGGAAAACACAAGCAGAAAAGATAATTGAGCAAGGTTCAAATAAGAAAGTTGGTTTTTTCACTATCATGGATCAATCTGTTGTGCCTACCAATTCTACTGATGAATTATTGAATAAAGTAGGATTTTATAAGAAAACTTCTTTGACACAAAAAGAGTTGATGAAAGCTAGACAATATCTTAATTTTAATCCATTGACTGGTATGAATAGATTTAGTAGATTACCAAAAGATTTTGATTATTCAGACGATGATATTATTAAATGCAATTTGGAAGGATTTGAAGGTAATCTTATTGAAATAAAGAAATATGGAAAGAAGATAGAATGTGATAAATGCGAGTTGAGGAGAGAAGCAAAACAGATTGTTTTCCCATCTTTTGGACGCTATAATATAATGGCAATCGGGGAAGCACCCGGATCACGAGAAAATGAAGAAGGAATTGGGTTTGTAGGTGATGCAGGAAAAGATATTCTTTGGCCAGAATTGAAGAAGCATAATTTAGTTAGAGACATGTTTCACCTAAGCAACATCTGCAAATGCTTCCCTGGGAAGAAAATCAAAACGCCAACTAAAAATCATATAAAAATTTGTTCTGAACATATTATAGATGAAATTAATAATTTAAAACCAATAATGATTCTTGCTTTTGGTAATACTAATGTTAAATTTTTCAAAGAACAAGATGGTGGAATTACCGCTTTGAATGGAACTACTGAATGGTCAGATAAATTCCAATGTTGGATTTCATTTTGTGTGCATCCAGCATCATGTCTCTATCAACCATCAAATAAAGAACTATTTGAGAAAGGAATAAAGAATTTCGCAGATAAAATAAATATGATTGGTGGTAATTGGTTAAGGAAAAATAAAGAACAGAAATCCAACAGAAAATGTCCTTATGGTGGTAAATTTGGGATAGATAACAACGAGTATGAGGAATGTGAAGTATGTAATATTTGGCTTGATTGCACTAAAATTGCTATGAATGATGATTTTAAATGAACATATACTTTGCAGCGCCGCTATTCACAATGGCAGAAAAGGAATGGAATAAGAAACTTGCAACTGCCATAGAAGAAAAAGATAAAGACATCAACATCTTTCTACCACAAGAAAATTCTGTATTTGATGAATATGGCGAATTTCTTTCAAAAGAAACATTTGATTCTGATTTGAAGGCCATAAACAAATCCGATTTGGTATTGGCGATTCTTGATGGTTCTGATGCTGATTCTGGCACTTGCTATGAATGTGGTTATGCTTATGCCAGTGGAGTAAAAATTCTAGGTATAAGAACAGATTTTAGGTCTGGTGAAGAAGAAGGTCTGAATGTAATGTTAAAACACGGAGTTGACGATTTAATATTCTACCCTTGTAATAATAATCCACATTTGAACCCACCAGATATTGATTATTTAGCATGGATGATAATTGAAAGAATAAATAGTTTGTTTGGAGAAAAGTTATGACCAAAGAGAAAGTACAAGAAGTTATAAAGAAGTATAGAAATTTATTTGATACTCTTAGAGAACACGACCATTCTTGGGAACATCTACATTGGATGACTTATCAAATGGAAGATATGTTATTTGAAGAAGATAACATGGAAAAAGTCATGAGATGGCTTGATTTTTTGCAAGGTGTACTTTTTTGTAAAGGAGTTTATACAATCGAACAATTGAAAGAACACAATAGGAATAAGAAATGACTTATGTGTAGAAATATTATAATTTTGATAAATGTCATAGGATTTTTAATTACTTTTGTTTGGATATGTATATTAGGATATTATGATAAAGACGAATTTAATGGTAATCTTTTAGGCATAACATTAAACGCTTTTATTTGTAGTTTAGCTTGGCCTATCTTTATGATTATGGGACTTATTGAATTTATTGACACAAAAAATGGTTAAAAATTATGACCTATGATACTGGTTTTCAAACTTTATGTCCAGAATGTGGTTTTTTGGCTGATAATTATCAAATAAGATGTTTTGGAAGATGTAAAGATTGTCAAGATAAGAAAGACAAAGAAAACAAAAAGGAGAAATAAAAATGGCTACAACTTACACAGATGCACCAATCGAAGAAATGGCAAACAAACTGATTGAAAAGTATGAAGAACTTGAAGATTGCTTTGATGCAAAAATAAAATTTCTTTTCAAAGAAAGCGAAAAGTCTTCCTACATCGGCAAATGCAGTAAGGCGACAGGTAAATGGAAATTCTTGACAGGCGACCTTGATTATGTAGTAGAAGTGTGGGAACCCTTTTGGAATGTGGCTACAGACAAACAAAAAGAAGCCTTGTTATATCACGAACTAAGACATATTGAAAAGAAAATCAAAGAGAATGATGATGGCGAAGAAACGGTAACATGGAAGGTTCGGAAGCATCATGAAGAAATTTTTGCAGATGAGATAGAACATTTTGGTGCATGGAATGACGGCCTCAGCAATCTTATGGGTGCTTTCTTGGCACAAAACATTGGGAAAAGATAATGAAAATTAGATGGGAAGTTGAAGATGGTTATGTTGGCAAATCAGGACCACATTATCTTGAAATAGACGATGATGAGTTGGAAGGTTTGTCAAAAGAAGAAACAGAAAGTTATATCAACGATTCTGTTCAAGAAGAATTTGAACAGAATGTTTATCCTGTGTGGGAAATTGTGAAAGAATGAAAGTTGGTTCATTGTTTTCCGGCATAGGTGGTCTCGAACTAGGCCTTGAATGGGCCGGGATGGAAGTAATTTGGCAAGTTGAATGGGATTCATTTGCCAGAAAAGTTTTGGAAAAACATTGGTTGGGAGTGCCTAAATATGAAGACATCAAAACAGTGGACTTTAAATCTTTGCCTAGGCCAGACCTCATTTGCGGAGGGTTCCCTTGTCAACCCGTGTCTTGTGCAGGGAAAAGACAAGGTGACAAAGATGAAAGGTGGCTCTGGCCGGAGTTCTATAGAGCCATTTGTGAAACTCAACCAAGATGGGTCTTGGTTGAGAATGTTCCCGGCTTACTCAATATTGACAATGGTAGATTATTCGGAAGAATACTTAAAGACTTGGCCAAAAGCGGGTATAATGCAGAATGGGATTTGCTCCCAGCAGCAGCCTTTGGTGCCCCACATTTACGGTATAGGCTCTTTCTTATTGCCTACCCCCAGAGTTTTCATGATATACAATGCTTTGAGGAAAAAGACAGAAGGGAACTGGAAAAACATTTTGAATCTGGAAGATGTGCTGCACAGAAATGGGTTCAAGTTGCAACCAAATTTTGTGGAGTGGATGATGAAATTTCCAAAAGATTGGACAAAGACAGATTGAAATGCCTTGGAAATGCAGTTGTCCCTTCAGTTGTAGAATGGATTGGAAAAAGAATTATTGAATGTAATAATAAGATTGAAATTAATAAAGAAATAGAAATAATAAAGAAATAGAAGTAATAAAGGAATAAATAATGTTTGACTACAACAATATGTTAAATCTTGGTAATGGCATATCGTCTATGGCTCAACAATATGATTTGTTGCATAAACTTGATAAATGTTTTGAATTATTAAGTGGATGGCAACAACCAGTACATAGAAGATTAACTGGAAAAGAAGAATGTCAACGAAAGTTTGATGAAATTTTTATCAAAACATTTATCAAAGATGTTGCTATGGCTTTAACTGGTGACAGAATAGAATTTATAAAGGAATAAATAATGCCACTACATTTGTCAATGCGTCCTGATTCACTACAAGGCCTTCTTGGCAACGAACATATCAAAGAAAGTTTAAAGAATATTTTTGAGAGTGAAGATAAACCAAGAACTTATTTGCTTTATGGTAAAACCGGTACAGGCAAGACGAGCCTATCTCGCATCATAGCCAAAGAACTTGGTTGCAATATGGAAATGGATTTCCAAGAATTAAATATAGCAGAAGCAAGGGGGATAGATTCTGCTCGTGCCATTATGGAAGATATGAGATATTTTCCAAGAGGTGGACCAATCAAAGTTTATGTATTGGATGAAGTTCAAGGCAGCGTGTCAGGCTTCCAAGAGGCTTTGCTTAAACCGCTTGAAGATACACCATCTCATGTAGCTTTCATCCTAACGACTACTGATCCACAAAAATTAAAGGCCACTATTCGCAATCGTTGCAGCCAATTTGAACTAATGCCTTTGCCAACAGTCTTAATCAGAAAATTACTTAATAACGTCTTGGAAAAAGAAGGCGTAGAAACATTTCCAAAAGAAGCCATTAATATAATTTCTGAATTGAGCAATGGTTGTCCAAGAGACGCTTTGCAACTTCTTAACCAAGTCATAGATATACCAACAGATGAAGGTGTCATAGCATTTCTTAAAGAAAAGAAAGCATCTGAGGAAGCAACTGAAAGTCTTGCCAAATTATTGTTGCAGAAAGCAGATTGGAAAGAAGTATCTAAGGCGTTAAAAGCGATGAAAGAGCAAGATTCAGAAAAGACAAGAAATGCCGTATTGGGATATTGTAGTAAGGTATTGTTAGATAATGGGAATAAGAGAGCAGGGATGATCATGGATATTTTTGCATCTCCGATGTATTCATTTAATTTATTGGTATTGGCCAGCTATAAGGTGATATTGTGAAGGATGTTCATTTTAGCTCTGAGTCTAATGAATGGGAAACTCCAGAAAAACTTTTTGATCAATTGAATAAATTATATGGACCATTTGATTTAGACCCATGTGCTACTAATAAAAACTTTAAATGTGATAAATATTATACTAAAGAAGATGATGGATTGACCAAAACTTGGTTTGGTAAAGTATTTATGAATCCACCTTATGGGAATCAAATTAGTAAATGGATTGAAAAAGCATATAATGAAAGTTTAAGAGGTATTGAAATTGTTTGTTTAATACCAGCAAGAACTGACACTTCATATTTTCATAAATTTTGTCTTAGATACGGAACCATAATTTTTTTAAAAGGAAGAATAAAGTTTAAAAATAGAAATTTTAAAATTAATTCAGCACCATTTCCTTCTATGATTGTGATTTTTCCAAAAATAGAAATTAAAGAAAACCCAAAATTTTATCAACTAACTTTGAAAGATTTATCTTAAATCAAGCGGGAATAGCTCAATTGGTAGAGCGCAGACCTTCCCGGTCTGAGGTTGAGTGTTCAAACCACTCTCCCTGCTCCAATTTCAAGAGTTTAAAAATTCTGCCTCTAGAGTACAAAAAATTGAACTTTTCACTTGCGCTCACCTTCCAGAAATTCTATAATATAGTCAGGAGAAAGAAACACCTTGAAACTTCTAATCAAGCATTTCCCACAAATTCCCTGCAAGCCGTTTGAAGTCCCAGTAGAAAGCATTGAAGAAGCAGTCAGAATTATGGATATCTTGGCTGATTATGACTTGTTCCAATTCTACAATAAAATCAAACCAGACTATGCGAATATTACTGGTCTTTATATGTGGAATGATGAGGAAAAAGATTGGGAAGATTGGTATATTGAATTAGATGGTAATTACTTTGATGATCCACAGGAATATCTGGAATATTTAGAAAATAAAAAGGAGGAATAAACATGTTGGGCTCCTATTTCGACCCAGAGTTTTTCTGCCCTTCTTGTGATTGGGTTGGGGAATGGGAAGAAACTATTCAAGAAAATAAAGTTTTGAAAATTGGTATTTCTAAAATTAATAAGTGTCCACAATGTCTTACAGAAGTTAGAGAAATAAATCCAAAAGACAACAAAAGATACATAGAAGATATATAAAAACTTTAACTATATAACAGGAGAAATTAATTAATGCCTAAATTTAAAGTGCGCCATTTGATGTTTGTTCCTTATTGGGTCTATACCGAAGTTGAAGCAAAAAGTGTAGATGATGCCATTGAAGAATGGAACGAATCAGAAGAGCCAGGAGAAATTGATTTTGACAATATGCCAGAAGATATTGATTTTGTTTATGACTTTGACGCGGCTGAAATAGAAATAAATGGTGAGTTTTGTCCTATCTATGAGTCTGAAGATGATGAAGATGGAATTGTGGGGAATGCGTGATGGAAAACGATTATGCTAAAGATATTTTTATTGATGAAAACGATCTTGTAGGTGAGTGGTTGGATCACGGAAATAGAGTTTATCATTATAATAAACTTTCTGCCAACGCCAATGATGAACGCGATAGGGCTAAAGAAAAATTAAGTGTTGTTGAATCGGAACTACTACTCAAAGTGAAAAGTGATCCTGAAAAATTTATTCCAAATATTGCTATTAATAAGATAAGCGAAGCTACATATTCTGCTTGGATAAAAACACAACCGGAATATAAAGAAGCATTGGAAGATTATCTTAAGAAAAAACACAATAGCAGCATCTTGGGCGGGGCAGTAAACGTTTTTGATTCACATAGAAAATACGCCT